ATGATTTCTTTACACAAGATATGACACGTTATATGAAGTTTGATGGTGAGAATAAAAGAACTGGTCAAATAAGTCATAAGGTAATAGCTATACCTTCATTTGATAAAATGTATACTGATTATTCTGATATTGTACAAGACATAAAAGTCTTAATGAGAGATAAAGATGTTAGAACTGATAAAGCAGCAAGAGAGTTATTTGAGTTAATAAAGACTAACTTTAGAAAATTACAAAGATATCTGAGAATTGAAAGACCTGATCAGTATGCTTTAATTAGAAGTAGAGCTACATTAGAATCTCTTTTTGAAGATTTTCAAATCCATGTTAGCCTTATAACTGAGATGGATATTAACGATCCAGTTCTTATGAAAATGAGAGCTAATAAGATGAAGAATAAAAAAGCTGTATCTACTACACCTAGGAGTTCGGTATTGATTTCTAAACTTAAAGCTAAAAGAGCTCAAGTAATGAGAGATATGGAGCAAGAAGCTGAACCAGAAGGAGGACCTATAGCCGATAAGTATGGAGATATACTTAATAAAATTGATGCAGCTATTTCTAGAGCATTAAACAAAAACTTAAACGAAAGTATGCTTGATGAAGTAGAAGATGAAGAAGAACCAACACCAGAAGAAGAACCAGATACTAGTGCAGGAGAAGAAACAGTATTAGAAGATGCTACTGATAAGATATTAGGTAGATTTCCAACTGTTAAAGCAGCTATAGTAAAATTACAAACAGAACAATTTAAAGAATTTGTAGAATCTATCGATTGGATATCACCTAGACCTTCTTCTTTTAGAGTAAATCTAAAGAATGGCCAAGACTACATACTTAAGTGGACAGGTAAAACGTTTGAAGCTCAAATATTAGGTAAAAAATACATACTTTCTAATATAGCTGAATACCAACAAGCATTAGATAAACTAGCACTCTTATATAAAGAAGCACCAATGACTGGAGCAGGAGATGGAGAAGCAGCTGATACCGACACCGGAGGAGGTGGCGGAGGAGGCGGAGGTGAATTTCCTGGAGAAGAAGGAGGAGCTGAAGGCGGTGAAGAAGGAGATGCTGTTGATGACTTAGGAGGAGAAGAAGGCGGAGGAGCTGACTTAGGAGGTGAAGAAATAGACTTTGAAGAACCAGCAGAAGAACCAGAAGCATAATGGAAGTTACAGATAAACTATATACAGAGTGGGCTTGGAGAACTAAATCAGGTATTCCTGATATTAACAACTCAGATGATAAAGCTATTTTAGATAGGCTAGTGTTAGAACTAACAGAAGCAGATGAATTATCAGATAAAGATCTTCAGAAAAACTTAATAAGTATAATTAGTAATACTACAGATATTGATACATTAAAACGTATTATGAAGTATGCTAAGAATATTGGTTACGGTGATGGTATGAAAACCTACCTTGAATCAAAAAATTTAAGTAGAAAAGATATACTTTACTTTCAATCATTATTATCTGATTTAGGTAAAACAGGAGAGTTTGCAAAAATAGCATCTAATCCTCCTACATTCGATAAAGGTGGTAGTAACTACTTTAAACAAATACCTGGATTTACTCCTGACGAATTAAAGTCACTTTACGGTGATATGAAAGACTCTATACAAGGAACAGTTTCTTTAGGACCAGGTGAAGCATTTTTATCTGTCTTCTTTAAGAATATAGAAAAAGCACAAGCTAAAGGAGATTTAAAGATAGATGGAGAAGAGGTAGAGCTTAAATCACGTACAAGTAGTACAGGTGCTTTAGTTGCACCTAGTTATGTTGTAAGAGGTAAGTCTACTGAATTAATAAAAGATTTAGTTAAGGTATCTAATAAGTTTAGTCTTGACGGTGATGCCGCACAAGAGCTAACAAATTACCTGACAACAAAAGGTACTTCTTGGCCTTACAAAATAGATGGTTTATATAAAGCCATTATACAAGGAGGGTTTAATAGATCATCAGCTAAAGATAGAATTAATAAAACAGTTTCTTCTTGGTATAGAAATAAACTAAAGTTAGATGTAAGTTCATTTTTTACAGATAATGAATTTAAGTCTGGTGAGTTTGTAATATCATTAGCAAAACAACTTGCTAGAGATTACTTTAACGAACATAAGTTTGACGGTTTTATGATTTCTGACAATCTAGGTAACTTTAAATTTTACAATGGTGGTAGTTTTGTAGATGCAATTGGTAGTGATTTAAAAGCAGCTAATCCATCGGATTTAGTTCCTAGAATAAAAGTCTAAAAATGAGTTATGTCAAAAGATATAAAAAGAATAATTGCACAAGAGTATATAAAGTGTGCAAAGGATCCGGCTTACTTTATGAGAAAGTATTGTCATATCCAACACCCTACCAGAGGTAGAATTTTATTTAATCTTTATCCATTTCAGGATAAAATACTACACTTATTTAGAGATGAACAGTATATCATTACTCTTAAGTCAAGACAGTTAGGTATATCAACTTTAGCTGCTGCTTATAGTTTGTGGTTAATGTTGTTTCATAAAGATAAGAACATACTTGCATTAGCAACCACTCAAGCAACAGCTCGTAACCTTGTAACCAAAGTAATCTTCATGTATGACGAGTTACCAAAATGGTTAAAGCTACCTTCTGTTGAAAAAAATAAATTATCTCTTAGATTAAAGAATGGATCTAAAGTACAAGCTAAATCATCTTCACCTGATGCTGCAAGATCTGAAGCGGTATCATTATTACTTATGGATGAGGCTGCATTTATTGATAATGTAGACGAAACATTTACTGCAGCTCAACAAACATTAGCTACCGGTGGTCAGTGTATGGCATTATCAACTCCTAATGGTGTTGGTAACTGGTTTCATCAAACATGGGAAAAAGCAGAAACAGGAGAAAATAGTTTTATACCTATAAGGTTACCTTGGACAGTTCATCCAGAAAGAGATCAAAAATGGAGAGATATTCAAGATCAAGATTTAGGGCCAAGAATGGCAGGGCAGGAATGTGATTGTGATTTCTTAGCATCTGGTGATACAGTGTTTGAACCTGAAGATATGTCTTTTTATGAAGAAACTTATCAGAAAGACCCACTAGAAAGAAGAGGAGTTGATGGAAACCTTTGGATATGGGAAGGGGTAGACTATGGTAAATCTTATATGGTTGTTGCTGATGTTGCTAGAGGAGATGCAACTGACTATTCAGCATTTCATATTTTTGATATTGAAAGTTGTACACAAGTAGCAGAGTATAAAGGTAAGATAGCACCAGGTGACTTTGGTCAAATGTTAGTCGGTATAGCTTCTGAATATAACGAAGCTTTATTAGTTATTGAAAATGCTAATATTGGATGGGCTACCATAGAGAAAGTATTAGAAAGAGAATACAGGAACTTATATTACTCTCCTAAAAATCATCTTGATACAGTTGAATCCTATATGTCTAAATGGGAAAGAGATCAATTGGTACCTGGTTTTACTATGTCAGCTAGAACTAGACCTCTTGTAATTGCTAAGATGATAGAGTATTTAAGAGAACATTCAGTTACTTTACAATCTAAAAGAGTAATGAGTGAAATGAGAGTTTTCATATGGAAGAACGGTAAAGCTCAAGCACAGGATAGATATAACGATGATTTAATTATATCATGTGCGACAGCATTATACGTTAGAGACACAGCATTAAGATTGAGACAACAAGGTATGGATTTAGCTAGAGCTCAATTATCTTCTTTTACTGCATTAAATGCTAGAAATAACGCAATCATACAAAATGTTGGTATTCAGAGAGAAAATCCTTATATTATAAAGACAGCTGATGGCGAAGAAGACATTAGTTGGTTATTAAAATAGACTATTTATATATATTAAACTAATACCGGAATGGCGGACAAATCACTATTTGGCAGACTAAGACGTTTATTTTCTAATGACGTAGTAATACGTAACATTGGAGGAGATGAACTTAAAGTTGCAGATGTCAATTCAATACAAAAGACAGGAAAGTTTCAAACAAACTCTCTTATCGATAGATTTAATAGATTATACGTATATAACAACAGAAACGTATATAATCCAAATTTAAACTATCAAACACTTAGAGTCCAGCTTTATTCAGATTATGAAGCAATGGATACTGACCCTATTATAGCATCAGCATTAGATATAGTTTCTGATGAAGCTACTGTAAAAAATGATCAAGGGGAAGTAGTATCAATTAAATCATCTGATGAAAATATTCAAAAGGTACTTTATAACTTATTCTATGACGTATTAAATATCGAATTTAACTTATGGTCATGGACACGTAATATGCTTAAATACGGAGACTTTTTCTTAAAGCTAGAGATAGCAGAGAAGTTCGGAGTATATAACGTGTTACCGTATACAGTCTATAATATTATTAGACATGAAGGTTTCGATCCTGAAAATCCTAATGAAGTAAGATTCGAATTAGAAATGGACGGAATAGCAGCAGCAGCTGATCCAAGCTATACTAAGAAACCTAACAAACAAAATGTAACTTTTGATAATTACGAAGTTGCTCACTTTAGACTTCTATCTGATGTTACATACCTACCTTATGGACGTTCTTATTTAGAACCAGCTAGAAAAATATTTAAGCAAGTTAATTTAATGGAAGATGCGATGTTAATTCATCGTATAATGAGAGCACCTGAAAAGAGAATGTTCTATATTAATGTAGGTTCTATTCCACCTAATGAAGTTGATCAATTCATGCAGAAGACAATAAATGCAATGAAAAAGACACCTTACATAGGTCAAGATGGAAATTACAATCTTAAGTTTAATATTCAAAATATGATGGAAGATTTCTACCTACCTGTTAGGGGAGGAGATACATCAACTAGAATAGAAACTACTAAAGGATTGGATTATGACGGTACTAATGATGTTCAATATTTACAAGCTAAATTATTTGGTGCACTTAAGATACCTAAAGCATACTTTGGATATGAAGGCGACTTATCAGGTAAAGCTACATTAGCAGCAGAAGATATTAGATTTGCTAGAACAGTAGAAAGAGTTCAAAAAATATTAGAATCAGAACTTACTAAGATTGCCTTGATACACTTATATACTCAAGGCTTTACAGGTGAAAGTTTAACTAACTTTGAAATTAACTTATCTACACCTTCAATTATATTTGAACAAGAAAAAGTAGCTTTACTAAAAGAAAAAGTAGATCTAGCTGCTCAAATGACAGATACTAAAATGTTCTCTACTGATTATATTTACGAAAATATATTTAATTTCTCTGAAGATATGTATATGGAAATGAGAGATTTAGTTAGAGAAGATACTAAACGTGCATTCAGAAATGCTCAAATTGAAGCAGAAGGTAACGATCCTGCTAAGTCTGGTATGACTTACGGTACACCACATGATTTAGCTTCTATGTACGGTAGACGATCAGTATCAACACCAAAAGGTGGAGAACCTGGAGCATTACCTCCTGGTTATTCAGAAGTTGATGACTCTAAAGAACAAGAGTGGGGCCAGCCAGGACCAGAAGGAGGAAGACCTCAAGAAAAAGCATCAGTTTACGGTACTCAAGATAACCCAATGGGAGGACGAGATCCTTTAGGTCAACATGGTATGAAAGGTGGTTACCCTTCCGATAATGAAAATGTTGCAGAAAATTTATCTACCAACACAGTTTACCTTCAGAACAAAGATATGTTGAAAAACATAGTTTTTACAAAAAAATCAGAAGATAAGTCAAAGTTACTTAACGAAGACAACATCAAAGATTTAGGTAATTGATGTATATTTATAAATGTAAACGTGTACAATGAAGATAAAACATTCAAAATTCCGTAATACCGGTTTAATATTTGAGTTACTAGTTAAGCAAATAGCTTCAGATACCCTTAATAGAGAGGACTCTGCTGCTGTAAGCATACTTAAAAAACATTTTACTGGTAAGACAGCATTAGTTAGAGAGTTTAAACTATATGAATTTATTTTAAAAAATAAAGGTATAGGACAAAATAAGGCAGAAACTATACTATCTACTATAACGGAAATATCTAGAAAATTAAATAGAAAGACTCTTAAAGAGCAAAAATATAATCTTATATCAGATATTAAAGAAAGCTATAATATAGAAGACTTTTTTTCTATTCAAGTTTCTGACTATAAAGCTTTAGCTTCACTATACTGTTTATTAGAGGCTCAAAATAATAACGAATTAGTTGACCCAAGTCTACTGGTTAACTTTAAATCAACTTTATTAGAGCACCTTACTACTGAAAAACAAGATGCAGAAGTAGTTAAAGATACGTTAGTTGAAGAATATTCTAAATATGATAAAGACTTAAAATTATTAACTTTTAAGATATTATTAGAAAAATTTAACAACAAATATAAAGATCTACTCCCAGAACAAAAAAATATACTAAAAGAATTTATAACTTCAGTTAATTCTCAAACACGTTTACAGACTATTGTTAATGATGAACTGAAAAATATTTCTAAACTTGTTGCTGAGCTATCTTCTAAAGTAAAAGATAAAGTAGTAAAAATAAAATTAGACGAGGTATCGAAAATTATCAAACCTCTTTCAAAGAAAGAAAAGATAACTGACAATCACCTTGTTAGTCTAATGCAATATTACGACCTAGTTAAAGAATTAAAAACTCTTTAATATGTTAAGATCTGAACTTGTTCAGTTGGTAAAGGAAGTAATGCAAGAGATAGACGAAGCAAACACTACCAATAGCGGTGGAGCATCGTTTACTCCAGGACAAGGCGGACAGTACGCAACTCCTAATTTTTTAGGTAAAGCTACTAGAGCTAAAAAGACATTAAAAAAAATAGGATACAAACAGGTCAGTCGTCCTAAACGACCAACAAATACTAAACTGGTTGACTACTTATGAAAACAGTAACAGAAAAATATAGAGCTATAAAATCCGGACAGATATCAGAATCCGAATTCGTTAGACAAATGAGATTAGCACATCCACAGCACATTACTCAGTTTAATGGGTTTAATGATACTGTTCAGATACTAAGAAACAAAGGATTATTATTCGAAGAAGAATATAAGACTATTAATATATCTGATGATGCTGTTAGACGTGGTACAGATTACGAACTAACTGCTATGAAAGTAGATCCAGCTGGCAAAGTCTCTTCTGAAGATATACAAAAAGCTAAAAATAAAGCTATTGCTAATATTGAGAAGAATCCAGTACACTATTATGAGTTACTTGCTAATGAGTCATCTAAAGTAGATAAACACGACAAAGAAGTAGAAGTTAAGAAAGGAAATCACAAAGATACACATAACGGACTTAAAAAAGCAGATCTTAAAGAAGAAGTAATTGCTGAAGGTACAAGAGCAATGGTAGCTTATTTAGCTGGTGATAGACTAACAACAGCATATAATCATTATGACGGCTATCCTTCTCATTTAGGTAAAGCATTACAGATGCACTATAATGATGATGAAGCTGCTAAAGACTTAGCATTAAAAGGATATATTTCATCAATGGATGCTGATACAGGAGAAGTTCAAGCAACCCATAAAGACCCACCGGGTAAGATTAACCTATCAGATAATGATGAGGACATGGCAAGAGAGATTGCTGATGAAATCAACAGTATGGGAGCTGATTATGGATATATTTGGGATGCTAGATCTAATGGATGGGTGACTATTAAAAATACAGGTACACGTTCAATGATTGATCAAGTTATTGCTAAAATGGGTGACTATGGTGAACTAGGAGCAGCAGACACAGAATTAGATGAGACAGAAGAAGAGTACTTAGCTAAAAAAGATGCTGCTATCAAACAAGCAATGGGTAAAGATGTAGAAGAAGTAATAGAATTACCTACTCTTAAAGAAACTTTAGGAGGTATAGTTGCTTTCTTAAAATCAAAAGGAGCAGGAAATGATTCTATAAAAGACTTTATTAAGATGCATAAAGACGATATTCAAGGTATGGATATGGATTCTGTTGAAGATGAGTTTAATAATTT